GTTGCAAGCAAGAACGATATGGGTGGTACAGCAAGCAACATCGCTCGTGGTGATACAGAATCCAGCGTTGAAGCCAACAAAGGCCAACTAAAAGGTAACGGTGTTTTCAAAGGTAGCAAGCCTGAATTACAAAACGCTGGCAACGTAAACGTTCCAGGTGCAAATGCAGGTAAAACTGGTTTCAAGAAGAAAGAGCCAGGTCACGGTGCTGAGAAATCAGGTGCTGGTGAACATGCTGACAACAAAACTAGCCTAATTGGCAAGAAAGTAAGATAATAACAGAGACTAGCACACTATGTCTTTATACCTCCGAGAGAATCTCAGTTTCAACGAAGCCAAAATGGTCGTTGAATCTGATGACAAAGAAGGAAAAAACTTATACATGTCCGGGATTTGTATCCAGGGCGGTATAAGAAACGCTAACCAGCGTGTTTATCCTGTAAACGAGATTGTCAAGGCTGTCAAGACCCTTAACGATCAGATTCAAAACGGCTATTCAGTTCTCGGAGAAGTAGATCATCCTGATGATCTAAAAATTAACCTGGACCGTGTCAGCCATATGATTGTAAATATGTGGATGGACGGCCCGAATGGTTACGGGAAGTTGAAAATACTTCCTACCCCTATGGGACAACTAATTCGCACAATGTTGGAAAGCGGCGTGAAATTAGGTGTTAGTTCACGCGGATCCGGAAACGTCAGAGATGACGGATCCGGTGAAGTATCAGATTTTGAGATTATCACAGTAGATATGGTAGCTCAACCTAGTGCTCCTGGAGCCTATCCCACACCAATTTATGAACACCTGATGAATAGTCGTGGTGGTTATAATGCCTTGCGCATAGCACAAGAGGTTAAGGGAGACCCCAAAGCACAAAAATATCTCAAAGAGAGCTTATTAGGAATAATAAGCAAACTCCAATAACAAGGAGAATCACATGTTGGAAGCACTAAAATCGTTATTCGAAAACAACGTGGTTTCTGAAGAGATCAAAGAGTCAATTGAGTCAGCTTGGCAAGCGAGGATCGATGAAAATCGTGAACAAGTTGCTACTCAATTACGTGAAGAATTTTCACAAAAATACGAACATGACAAACAAACTATGGTAGAAGCAGTTGATCGCATGATCAGCGAGCAACTAGCTAGTGAAATTGTTGAATTTGCAGATGATCGTAAGCAATTAGCTGAGATGAAAGTCAAATATGCTAAGGCTATGAAACAAAATGCAAGTTTGATGAACGAGTTTGTTACACGCCAACTAGCAACTGAAGTACGTGAATTACACGAAGACCAAGTTGAAATGGCACAAAAGTTCGGAGTTTTGGAATCTTTCGTCGTAGAGGCTCTAGCTCAAGAAATCGCAGAATTCTTCGAAGACAAAAAGGACTTGGCTGAAACCAAAGTTCGTATTATCCGTGAAGGACGTGAAGAAATCAAGAAGGTAAAACAAGAATTTGTTACCCGCGCTGCTAAGATGGTTGAAGGTGTTGTAAGCCAGAACTTAACTTCTGAAATTACAGCATTGAAGGAAGACATCGAAGCTGCTCGCCGTGCAGATTTTGGTCGCAAGTTATTCGAAGCTTTTGCTGCTGAATATCAGACCAGTTACCTAAATGAAAAATCGGAAACTGCTAAATTACTCAAAGTTATAGACTTGAAAGACTTGGCTCTGCAAGAAGCTGCTACAGCAGTTGCAAAAGCTGAACAAGTATTAGAAAGTAAAGACGCAACAATCCGTACTCTCAAAGAGAGTCAAGAAAGAAAAGCAATTATGAGTGAATTACTAGCTCCCCTAAACAGTGAGCAACGTGTAATCATGTCAGAATTAATGGAGAGTGTAAAAACTGCTCGTTTAAACGAAAGTTTCGAGAAGTATTTACCAGCAGTTATTGCAGGTAAAGCAGCTCCGCAGAAGAAACAGGCACTAGTAGAGGCTAAAGAAGTAACCGGAAATAAGACAATTTCCAACACCAACCGTAGCAGCGAGAGCGATTCAAACATCGTAGATATCCGCAAGCTCGCTGGACTAAAATAAATCTAAGGAGAATTTAAATGTCAGAACTACTAAACGGACGTTGGGCAGAGACTAAAGAAGCCCTATTAGAAGGCTTACAAGGCACTAAAAAATCAGTAATGAGCGTGACTCTAGAAAATACTCGCAAGTATTTGGCAGAAAGCGCAACAGCTGGTGCCACTTCTGCTGGAAACGTTGCAACCCTAAACCGCGTAATTTTACCGGTTATCCGCCGTGTAATGCCAACCGTTATCGCTAACGAGTTAGTTGGTGTTCAACCAATGACTGGTCCAGTTGGCCAGATCCACACTCTACGTGTACGTTACGCTGATAGCGCAGGTACAGCCGTAGCAGGTGAAGAGGCATTAAGCCCATTCAAAATTGCTGAAAGCTATTCTGGTAACCAGGATGGTACAGGCAATGCAGGTGCTGCTAAAGCTGCTTCTACAGCTACTCTAGAAGGTCAAGCTGGTAAGCGCATGAGCATCCAAATCTTGAAGCAAACTGTTGAAGCCAAAACACGCAAACTAAGCGCACGTTGGACTTTCGAAGCTGCTCAAGACGCTCAAGCACAACAAGGTATTGACGTTGAAGCAGAAATCATGGCTGCTTTGGCACAAGAAATCACAGCTGAAATCGACCAAGAAATCATTGGTTCATTGTTGTTGTTAGCTGGTACAGCTACACAAACTTATGACCAAGCTGCCGTTTCTGGTACAGCTACATTCGTTGGTGACGAACACGCTGCTTTAGCTGTTCAAATCAACCGCGTATCTAACTTGATCGCACAACGTACACGTCGTGGTGCTGGTAACTACGCTGTTGTAAGCCCATTTGCATTGACAATCTTGCAATCTGCTACAACTAGCGCATTTGCTCGTACAACAGAAGGTACATTCGAAGCTCCAACAAACACTAAGTTCGTTGGTACATTGAACAATGCTATGAAAGTGTATGTAAACAGCTATGCAACTGATTCTACCGACATCTTGATCGGTTACAAAGGTGCTAGCGAATCTGATGCTCCAGCATTCTACTGCCCATACATCCCATTGATGAGCAGTGGTGTTGTTCTAGACCCATCAACATTCGAACCAGTCGTATCATTCATGACACGTTATGGTTATGTTGAGTTGTCTAACACTGCATCTTCTCTAGGTAACGCAGCTGACTATTTAGGTCGTGTTGCTATTGCTAGCGGTAACGTTAAGTTCAGCTAATCAACCCC